TCTGTCTTTAAGATTTGAGACTTGCAAGTATCATAGTCAATCTGACCATCTTTCAATTTCTCAATAATCTTATCAACTGCTTTTTCAGCTTCGTCCCAATAGTAGTTCATTACTTTACTCATAGTGTGTGTCTCCTTTGTTATATTGTTCTTTTGTCTTATTCATACTAGTATAATACATCATTTCGCAATCATTGTCAAGCAAAAAACGAGCATATTATTAAAATAAATACCCTAATTTATAACATATTCCAACGATTGAAACGATAGAAAGTGTCAAATTTGTGATTATAATGGAGTATTCTTTCCACATGATACCTACGATACACCAGATTAACCCTCCTAGCACCATCACTAGAGGGCCTAATGGGTATATTCCAAGTGAGTTAATACCTGTTCCAAGTATCAAAATGAAGGTTCCTAACCATTTAAGTATGTTTTGTATTTTTAAATTTTTCATCATATATACATTATACCATACTAAAATAGCTATGTCAAGCGTTATTTTGGTTATTTTTGAAGTTTTTTTTGTTGATTTTACTGACTTTTAGACAAGCCAGTTGTACATTGCTCTCATTGATAGTAGTAAATACATCAATTCCATCAAGGCTCTAGGGTAATCTTTATCTTTATATCCCCAATATATCCACATTATACACGCTACAATTGACAAGGCCCAGCCCATCCATTGTGTATCTACATTTGCTTCTGATAAGATGAATACGGAAGAAACTGCGATTGCAAGTCCTATCCATCGTTCTTTATTTCTGATTTTCGTCCATATACTGGTCATAGCCACCCCTTACTATATAATAACTATCTACTATATCGGTAACAGGATTTTTGAGAGTTTGTTGGTCTAAATGTTCCATAAGATTTACACCTGTTTCCTCGTAAAACTTATCGTACATTTTCTCTTTGTCTGCATTACCTTTACCTGTGGCAAGTTTCTTTACTACGCTAGGTACTACGGTACGAAACTCAATATTTTTCTTATACAACTTATGTTTCAATAGACCGCAATTCTCTGCTAGGTTGAATACTCTTCCTTTACTACCAAAAGAGTAATCTTCTATAAACACAAGAGGATTAATTGTGTGACCAACACAAGTATTAAACACCCATTCACTAATTTTATCGTGTCGTTCTTGTGCGTGTTTCCATTCAGGCATAAGATGTCCGACTATCTTACCATCTAAAAATACACCTTCGTATTTCTTAACGGTTGTTAAGTAGTAAAACTTACAATTCTGTAATGGGTCTTCTTGTACTGGTGCACCATCTACGACACATACGGCAGGGCAAGTTAGTGAGTAATCAATTCCAATTATCTTCGTCATCTGAAGTATCCTCTGTTAAAACATCTTCTTCTGGATCGTTAATTGAGCCGCCACAAAATGGACAACTTATAGGTTCAATATCGTCTTTAGGCCACGATATTGTAAATTCTTCTTCGCAATGTTCACACTCGTATTTTGCTTTTTCCATTATAATTTAAACTTCTTAAATTGGTCTTTCTCAACATCTTGTTTAAGACCACCGATTACATAAGATTCAATCTCTGTCTCTTGTGGTGCATTTTGTAAACTTCTGCTGTTAAACCAATGTTCAGTCCATGGTAAAGGATTAGCATTACCTTGTTCATAGATTGGTTTGATACCAATTGCTTTCATTCTTTTGTTTGCTGTCCATTCCACATAATTGTGTAATAGTTTTTCAGAAAGTCCAACCATTGAACCTTTTGAGAATAGATATGTTGCCCAACGCTTCTCTTCTTCTACTGCGTCTTTGTACATCTGTTCAACATACTTTTCATTGTTCTTCATAACCTTATTCATAACTTTATCGTTTTCAGGACCACGATAGTTATTAATAATTCTTTGTGAAACAGCAAGGTGTTGTGATTCGTCTCTTGCAATAAAAGAGATAATCTTTGCACTACCTTCCATAAGTTTCAATTCGCCAAATGCAAAACTACAAGCAAATGAAACATAAAATCTTAAACCTTCTAATATGTTTACGGTTACAAGTGTTCTCCATAGTTTTTCTTTTAAGTCATATTCATCAACTTTGTTACCTAATTGATGTCTCATACCTGTTTGTATGAATTCATCATACGCTTTGGTTACTGACTTACTTCTATTTTCAATCTTCTCATCTGTTATAATAGTATCAAATATTTCTGCTGGGTCTGGATACAAGTTCTTAATAATGTATGTATAACTTCTACTATGTATTGTCTCCATAAAGTCCCAGGTTACGATACAACCTTCTAGTTCTGGTAAAGAAACGAAAGGTAAAAATGCAAGACACGGACCTCTACATTGTACACTATCTAACATAGTTTGATATTTTAGATTAGATGTAAAGATAAACTTCTGCTCTGGTCTTAATGCTGACCAATCAGACCTGTCTTTCTGTAAAGATACTTCTTCTGGTCTCCAGAAGAAACCTAATTGTTGTTGTGTTAACTTATCAAAGATAGGATACTTCATATTATCGTATCTTTGTACCTGTAGTTCCTCACCAAAAAACATAGGTTGTTTAGTGTAGTCTATTGCTTTTCCTTTATTGAATACCGTATTGCTCAATTTTAGTTCCTCTTATTCTATTTAAATATTACAAGCCTCACATTCACCGTCATCTTCTGCGACAGGAAGTGAAACTTCTGTTTGCGTGTCTGCTAGTATGTTCTTCTTTTGGTCTGGTTGAAGATTAACACTACCTACGATTTGTTCATCATAAGTCATAGGGTGCATAGGTTCATCTTCTTTCTTACCGTCATATGTGTTTTGATAGTAAGATGTCTTCCATCCTAGTTTATATGTAGTCAACAAGTCTCGTGCCATTACTGATAACGGTACTTGATTGTCTTCATAATTTTCTGGATTGTATGACCAGTTGCCTGATATACCTTGGTCAAAATACTTTTGCATTACTGCAACGATATTTATATAACCTTCATTACTCTTCATATCCCATAAGAGAGTGTAATTGTTCTTTAATCTTACATAGTCTGGTACAACTTGTTTCAATGTACCTTTCTTACTCTTCTTAACAGATAGATAATCTCTAGGTGGTTCAATACCGTTTGTAGCATTAGATACCACACTAGAGGATTCAGAAGGCATTTGAGCAGAGAGAGTGCTATGTCTCAACCCATATTGCATAATATCTTTTCTTAACGCTTCCCAATCAAAGCTGAGTTTACGATTTACAATCTCATCAACTTCTTTCTTATAAGTGTCAATAGGTAAGATACCATCTGAATATTTTGTTTTGTCAAAGTAATCACACTTCGTTTTTTCTTTTGCGATTTCATTACTTGACTTTAATAGGTAGTATTGGAATGCCTCGGTTAGTTTATCAACTTCTTTCCACGCCATCTTTTGGTCATAATTAAAACCTTTCTTCGCTAGATAATGTGCAAGTCCGATATAACCAATACCTAAACTTCTTCGTGCCTTTGTAGAGATTTCAGCAGCTCTTACTGGATACTTCTGATGGTCTATAATCTCTTCTAATGCTCTTACTGATAAGTCACATAAACTTTCTAACTCATCTAAATTCTTTAATAGTCCAACATTGATTGCACTTAAAATACATAACGCAATCTCACCATCACCATCTATATGTTCGATAGGGTCTGTAGGTAGTGTAATTTCTTGGCATAGGTTAGACATATTAACTTTGTCTTTAAAAGAAGAGTGAGAATTAGCATGGTCAATATTCATAATGTATATACGACCAGTTTCTGCTCTTTCTTTTAGTAAGTCCATAAACATCTTTTGTGTACTTACTTTCTTTCTATAAATCTTTGTGTCTTTCTCAAACTTCTTGTACAACTCATCAAACTCTGGTGTACCGAAAGCGTCATAAAGACCTGGTGTTTCATGTGGAGAGAATAATGTCATGTCTTCGTTATTAATAAATCTCTCGTAAAATAGTTTTGATAATTGAATTGAGTAATCTAATTTTCTAACTCTGTTATCTTCACTACCTTTGTTGTTCTTTAAAACAATAACATCTTCTATCTCTTTATGCCAGATAGGAAAGTGTACCGTAGCACAACCACCTCTTACACCATTTTGTGTACAAGATTTTACGGTTGCTTCAAACTTCTTTAAGAAAGGAACAACACCTGTATGTGCAACTTCACCACCTCTAATTCTACTATTGATACCTCTAATACGACCCATGTTGATACCAATACCTGCTCTCTGTGCTGTGTAGTAACCAATCGCTGTGTCACTGCTAAAGATACTAGGAAGACTATCTGCGACATCTACTAGTACACATGAAGCATATTGTTTCATAGGGGTTCTAACACCCGCCATAACAGGCGTAGGAATGTTTATCTTAAATTGTGAGATAGCATTATAATACTTTTTGATATATGACATTCTTTTATTACTAGGATACTTTGCAAAGATTGTAGCCGCAATCATCATATACATAAATTGTGGTGTCTCATAGATTGCACCACTACTTCTGTCTTGTACAAGATACTTGTCCATAACTTGTCTTAAACCTGCATAGGTAAAGCTATAGTCTCTATCGTGGTCAATCATAGTATTCATTCTATCAAAGTCGCCTTCATCATATTGATTTAAAATGTCTGCGTCATAGACACCTAAATCTACACACTTCTTTGTGTGAGCAAATAGATGAGGATGGTCCCATAGTTTACCATTAATACTTTTTCTTAGACTATAAAGAAGAAGTCTACTTGCAACATATTGATAGTTTGGATTCTCTAATGATATTAAGTCTGAAGCTGACCTAATTAAAATCTGTTGTATTTGGTCTGTAGGAATATTATCATAAAATTGTAACCCACTATTCATTTCAACTTGACTTGATGATACACCTTTTATATCTTCACAAGCGTATTCTACCATATCGTGTATCTTGTCAATATTCAATGGCTCTTGTCCACGGCCATTTCTTTTTATAACATTAATATCTTTTTCAGTCATCTATCTCTCCTACTCCTATGCTTTTCTATAATTTGTTAAAACTTGTTGTGCTGATAATTTTGAATATGTGTTGATACTTATAATCTCTTGTAGTTGTACTTTAGATACACCTGTCTTAATTAAGTCATTAACATCTTTGAGTTGTATATCTTCTGGCCAAATAAAAATGTTGTAACCTAATTCAATTATCTTCTCCATTCGCTTTACTATTTCTTTATTTCTCGGTTCGTTATCAAATATATATGTCACCTGTTCAGGATTATATTTACTATCTAGTGTCAAATCAGCGCCACCAGCTGCGATACAATTGTCGATAAACAAACTATCAATAGGACCTTCTACAACATAAATGTGTTGTGCAAAGTTTACTCTTTCTAATCCGTATATCTTGTCTTTGTCTTCGTCTAACTTAATGGTTACATACTTTGGTGTCTCATTACCAAAGGCTCTACCTTGATAGGCGAATACTTTACCGTCTGTATCATAGAACGGTATCACTAGTCTTGGATGGTCGTACTTACTTGTATTGTATTTACGAGGTGAGATTTTGTGTGCCCACTCATAAAACTTATGACATAAGAAAAGTTTATCAAAATACTTTTCAGGTATCATTCTATTATCCACATACTTTCGTACTGGATGCTCGTCTTCTAAATCTGATATTGAAGTGAGTAGAGATATATAGTCGTTCTCTAACTTTATCTTCGGTTTAAAATCAAACTTAAACTCTGGTTTTGGTGTTGCAGGTGCGTCCGACTTGTATCTTTCTAATAGATAATTTTCATAGATTTTTGGGTCTATCTGTTTTAGAAAGTTTGCGAGGTTCTGACCCATACCACAATTGTGGCATTTGAAAAACATATCGTTTTTCTTACGGTAGAAATAACCTCTGGACTTTAGTTTCGACTTTTGACTATCACCACAATGAGGACATCTAAAGTTAAATAGATAGTCACCTTTTTTCTTAAAATGAGCTAGCCGGGTCGATATTTCTTGTATAAATTTTAAATCTGTATAACTTGACATTTAGCACTTCTTATCTTTAATTGATATAGTACACACTATACTATATCTTACGCTATTTGTCAAGCACCTATGTGACTTTCATTAACTCCACGACTAATGGGAAGTTTCTTGCTAAAATAAAACCGATTACTATAGAACCACCAATAATTAAGTACTTCCACTTCTCTAGCATATTTACCTTTTCTCCTAGAGAGTTCTTAATACTTCGTATTTCATTCATAATACGCTTTTCAGTCATATCTATATTATCTTTTAATTGTCTATATCTACTTTCAGTATCTTCTTGTCTGTCTTTTAACTTTGAAAAGATAATTTCATCTAGTTTTTCTGCTTGATTTAATTTCTCTTCGTGTACGGCTAACATCTGCTTAATACCACTACTGATACCAGTTAACTTGTCAATCGCTGTGTCTAGTCTTTTATGCACTTGATTACTTTGCTGAAGTTCGGACTTCAACACCTCTATACTTGTACGGTTATCGTACACTTCTTTTGATAGTG